AGTAGAGAGTGGGACGAAGTTTGGTGTATAAACTCAGCAGGCTTGGTTTATCCAGCTGACAGAATATTTGCGTTAGATCCAGCTAGTAGATTTTTTGACAGTAATGACGCAGGCAAACAAACAAACGCCATGAAAAAACTTATGGCCACTTCGGATGTGCCTATTTATACTTGTGAGCTTGATCCTCGTATCAAAAATGCAGTTCGCTATCCAGTAGAAGATGTATGTAATGAAACTAAATGTGCTTATATGAACACGACTGTAGCTTTTGCTATTGCTTATGCTTTATATAATAAGGTTGGTCGTATAGATTTATTTGGCATTGATTTTTCTTACAAAGAAAACATGCACTTTGCAGAAGCAGGCAGAGCGTGTGTAGAGTTCTGGATTAGTAAATGTATGAGTGCTGATATACTTGTTGGTATTAGTGGCAGATCTACAGTGTTAGATTCAAACGTGCCGGCAACAGAAAAACTTTATGGTTTTCATAGATTAGATAAACCATTGGTAGCTGTGCCGCATGAAGGCAAGTTTATCATTGGTCCTTATGATGAAATTAACACGCAACTGGAAGAACATGGTTTGAAAATTAATGAAGACGTTGTTCCTCCAGAGCCATATAAAGGATAAACATGAGCGTAGAAAGCGATTTTGTATTAGGTAAGGTTGAGGTCCACTCAACAGAAAATAGAGGACACGACGCAGAATTTTGGGCAGCACAAGCGACAAAGAAAATATGCGACATTTCAGATAACGCTCCAGCACATATAAAACAGCAGGCTTTGGCTTTTCAAAACCAAGTTTATACTGTAATCTTATATACTATAAAAAATGCGATTAAGTCACAGAAGACGACTTATTCAAATTTATTAAGAAAACAAGGCCATGGCGACATGGCTGATATTTTGAAGGAGCTATAATGGCAATTACATCGGCAATATGCACGAGTTTCAAGCAAGAGTTACTCGTAGGTACACATAATTTTACAGCAACAAGTGGTAATAGTTTTAAACTAGCTTTATACACCAGTTCTGCAACACTAGGAGCTGGCACAACTGCTTATGTAACTACAGGGCAAGCGACTGGCACAAACTATACTGCTGGCGGTTCAGCATTGACCTCAGTTACACCAACCACATCGGGAACTACTGCAATTTGTGACTTTGCAGATTTAACCTTCGGTACGGCTACTGTTACAGCTAGAGGGTGTTTAATTTACAATGACACACAATCTGATAAGGCTGTTGCTGCAATAGATTTTGGCGGAGACAAAACATCAACCGCTGGCGATTTTACAATAGTTTTTCCTAGTGCAACTGCAACAGGAGCTATTATCAGATTGGCGTAAGATCACAGCAGATATGTTAGACTCTAAATATGCCGCTGACCAAATTAAACTTTAAACCCGGAATTAACAAAGAGGAAACCGATTACTCTAACGAAGGTGGGTGGGTTGACGGCGATAAAATACGTTTTAGGAAAGGGCGAGTAGAAAAAATAGGTGGTTGGGAAAAGTTTTCGCCTAACTCAATCGTAGGATCTGCTAGAGCTTTACACTCTTGGATTTCGCTTGGCGGTTCTCGTTATCTTGGCATAGGCACAACCAATAAATATTATGTAGAAGAAGGCGGCACATATAATGATGTCACGCCAATAAGAAAAAACACCACAAATGCTGCAACCTTTGCAGCTACAAATGGATCATCAACGCTTACTGTGACTGATGCTAGTCATGGAGCTGTTAGTGGTGATTTTGTAACTTTTTCAAGTGCTGTATCTTTAGGTGGCAATGTTACTGCTGCTGTTATAAATCAAGAATATCAAATCAATTTGGTCACAGGCACTAATACTTATGAAATTACTGCTAAAGATACTTCTGGCGCAACAGTGACCGCAAATGCGAGTGATTCTGGTAATGGCGGTTCTGCTACAGATGCAGCTTATCAAGTAAACTCTGGCTTAGATGTTTATGTAGAATCAACCGGTTGGGGTGTCGGCACTTGGGGTGCTGGAGCTTGGGGATCCTCCACATCTTTATCGGACACAAATCAGTTACGTTTATGGACACACGATAACTACGGCGAGAATTTAATTATAAATCCAAGAGGAGGCGGTATATATCGTTGGGTTGAAAACGATGGTCTTACCACTAGAGCGGTGCAGCTATCAAGTGTTAGTGGTGCAAATTTAGTGCCCACACAAGCCTTACAAGTAATTACATCTGAAACAGATAGGCATTTGATAGTATTAGGAGCAGATCCGATTAGCGGTAGTTCTAGAACAGGCGCTTTGGATCCTATGTTAATAGCTTTTAGCGATCAAGAAAATGAATTAGAGTTTGAGCCTTTATCCACCAACACCGCTGGTTCTTTGCGACTTTCTTCTGGATCCTCCATAGTGGGCGGTTTAAAAGCTAGGCAAGAGATACTTATTTGGACAGACACCTCTTTATATTCTATGAACTTTATCGGCCCACCTTTAACATTTGCTGTAAATTTAATTAATGAAGGATCAGGACTACTAGGACCAAAAGCCGCAGTGAATACACCAAAAGGAGTATTCTTTATGTCAAAGAAAGGTTTTTATTACTACAACGGAGCAGTGCAAAAACTACCATGCTCCGTGCAAGATTATGTTTTTTCTGATCTTGATGAAAGTCAAGCCTTCAAGTGTTTTGCAGGATTAAATGAAGAGTTTTCAGAAGTGTGGTTTTTTTATCCGTCTTCGGAAGATAATGAAACCGAAATATCAAGATATGTAATTTATAACTATGAAGAGAACAGCTGGAGCATAGGTTCTTTGGAGCGTTATAGCTGGTTGGCTGCTGGCGTTTTAAACAAGCCTTTAGCAGCTGGTGAAGCCTCATCTACAAAATACATTTACGAGCACGAAAAAGGTTTTAATAACGACGCTGACTCTATGGATGGGGTTTTTGTTGAATCGGCTGACATAGATATAGCAGACGGAGATCGTTTTGTATTTTTAAAACGCATTTTACCAGACATATTATTTGTTAATGAATCTGGCACTAGCCAAGATCCAGCAATAAATGTTGTGGTAAAACGTAGAGATTTCAGTAATCAAACTTTATCAACAGACTCAACCACACAAATTAAGTCCACCAGCACCTTTGGCTCGCTTAGATCTAGGGGTAGGCAGTTTGTCTTGCGTTTTGAAAGCGATGACGACAATACGGCAAGCGACAGAAAAAATTACAAATGGAGATTGGGTAACACTCGTGTAGAGATACAGCCGTCTGGGAGAAGGTAAATGAGCAAGCTCTTGCCAACCAACTTACCTTTTGCTACAGGCGAAACAGTTTCAGCAGAAACATTCAATCGTTTAATAAGAATATTAGAAATTAACCTCGGTGCAGTCGATCCAAATGCTATACAAGTCTTTAATTCTACAGAGTTAAGTGAATTGCAATTTGCTACCGGAGCGATTATATTTAACAGTACGACAGAGGTTCATCAAGCCTTTGATGGTACAGAATTTAGAAATCTGTATGAACATCAAACTTACTTGACAGGATTATCTGTTACAATGAATATAGGTAGTGTGACAGTGAGTACATAATGAGTGAATTATTAGAAAGTTTAAAAAAAGTTTATAAATTACCACAACAAAAACCTCGGTTGATGGATGGCTCACCTTTACCAGCAGGTATGGTGCCAGGATTAACACAAACCATGGAGTACAGAGATGCGAACCAAAATGGTATTGAGGATAGAACAGAGGGACTTTACTTGCCTCGTGACCTTGTGCCAGAGTCAACTTTATCAAGACAACCCATCGAATTAGAGGGCGGTATGGTACAGCCAAGTATGCCAGCACCTATGCCGTCGTTAGGTCCTTTAGGTGAAGAGGATCCAGAGGCACAAAAAACTTTGCGTGGACTTTTAGAGCAAGCGTCAGCAAGGAGCCAAGCGCCTTTAGGTGAGCTCACCAATACCTTACAAGCAGCTGGCACAGGTGAAGATACAATATTAGCTCACTTAACTCCTGGAGAAATTATTTTAGCTCCTCAGTTTATGGAAGATCCTGAGTTCGAGGCCGCAGTAGAAAGAAAGTTTGTAGAGAGCGGTTTGGATCCAGAGGCTTATGTAGCCGGTTCAGGTATTGCAAACTTGAATCTACAAACTGGCGCACCAGAGTATGGTTTTTTCAAAAAAGTTTTTAAAGGTATTAAAAAGGTAGTAAAAAAAGTTGCACCTATTGCAGCATTTATACCTGGAGTCGGAACAGCTTTAGGCGGCGTTCTCGGAGGTATAGGTGGTCTAGCTACTAAGATACCTGGTGTCGGTGGTGCTTTAGGCAGTCTTGTAAGTAGTGGCGCGGGTGGCGCTGGTGGCATAGGTGGATTTTTTAATCCAGCTGCAGGTAGCACGGGAATCTTTGGTGGACAGATAGGTCCAAACATTAGAAGAGGTATAGGTGGTTTATTTAGAACTCCAGACTTCAACCCCACTTCTGGACAAATTTCTGGAGGCGGTATTTTTGGTAGAGTGAAAGAATTTATATTACCCGGACAAGATCAAAGAGGATTGTTTCAAAATTTAGGTTTGTTTGGCGGTGGCCAACAACAAGTTTTATATGACGCACAAGGCAATCCAATTCAAGTCGGCGGCGGCGGCGGCTTCCTAGGTAATTTATTAGGCGGCGGCGGCGGTGGCGGTATGTCACCTCTTGGTATGTTAGGCATTGGTGGATTAGCTGCTGGTTTAGGTAAGTTGGCTTATGAAGACGCTAAAAAACAAAAAGGCGTAGCCTTAACACCAATGGTCACTATGAGTCCTACAGGCAGATACAATATAGAAGCTGAGATAGCCAGAAGAATGGGACAAGCACGACCTAACCCAGTTGAGTTTGGTTTATTGCCAGAAGGCACAATACCAGAGCTATCTGGAGGAAAACCAGGTGGTATGATGTACGGCGGAGCTGTTGAAGATCTTACAGGTGGGATGGCACGAGGTTTGCGAGAAGGTGGAGCTGCCGAAAAATTGCGCGGTTTTAAAATGAGGGCAGAACGAGCGAACGATGTAATTAATGAGCTTGAAAACACTTTTAACCCTAATAATATTCGAGATCTTGCAGCGAGTAACTTGCCCTTTGATCCGACCAAAATCGAAAATATGCTTATGTCAGCTGAGAAAAAAGCATACGACCAGGCTAAGTACGAATTTATGATGCCGATTTTGAGAATGGAGTCGGGAGCTCAAATTTCAGAAAGCGAAATAGATTGGATGAATAGAACTTATTTCCCACAATTAGGCGATGATGAAGAAACGATCATGCAAAAACGTCTAGCGAGACAAAGAGCAGTAGAATCTCTCATGCCAGAACAAAAACCACAAAGTAAAGGCATTGCCTCTATGCCAGCTATGATGTACGGCGGTCCAGTTATGGCTTACGCTCAAGGCGGAGCTGTGCAAATGCAAGAAGGTGGCGGTTTGGATCCGAGTCAGTTTCCAAGAATGGATGGCGATATAAATGGTCCGGGTACAGAAACCAGTGACGATATACCCGCCATGCTATCAGACGGCGAATTTGTTATGACTGGCCAAGCGGTCAGAGGTGCTGGTTCTTATGACATGCAAAAAGATGCAAAA